ATCTTGAGGATGCCGGAAATCAGTTTCTTGCGGGCGGCCTTCGGCCTCGACCACGCTGCCCACTCATTACCGCCGAAGTTCTTGACCTCGGCGTCATGCCATTCAAGATACATCTCATGCTCGTCCGACATGCTATCGACGATGATAGCTGCGGGATTTGCCTCGATCTGGGCGCGGATAGCCTCAAGCAAAGCATCGGACTTTGCATTCATCAGTTCCACGATCTTGAACGAAACCTGATCATTGTACTTGCGTGATCGGCCGCCCTCGGTGTCGATCACATGGATGTCGCCGCCGCGCACGGACTGGATGCCCTGGGCGAGCAGCAATGCGCTCAGGGTCTTGCCACCACCTGGCGGGCCGATCATGCCGAGCAACAATGGCTCTTCGCCGCGCGTCGCCGGTTGTGCCTGGTAGTTCATGTCAGCCCGCCATGATCAGAGTTGGGTCGTTGTTCTCGAACTCGCCGGCTAGTTCCCTCTCAAGCCACTGCGTTTCCTTGTACTTCGGATATTCCGGCGTGACGCTGTGCCGCGGATATCCCGGCCACTTGTCGCTTTCGATGCACTGGCGCCAGATGCTGACCGCAGTATTGACTTTGCGCCTTCCCATCTCCATCCAGTGCTCCGTCATGTGCATGACGTTGAGCGCAAACGGATCGTCAGTCTCCTGGGCAATGAAGCGGAAGCAACGGCGACCGGCGTTGGCAGGGTCGAGGATGTCGAGGCCGCGCTCGATAAACGCCGCTTGGATGTGCCAGCCGCCGGCCTCAGCGCGGATTCCGAGAATGTGCTCGGCGACGGACATGCCGGTCGATTTGAAATCATCCACCGTCCGCAAATCGTCATGTAGCCAGTCGATCAGCGACCGGAACCAGATGCCGTCCTCCTCCCACGCGATCATCACCTCTGCGCGGCCGCTGGTGAAGGCGTCGCGGTCCTCGTGCCGGTCGAGCTGCGCCCGCATGCGCTCTGCCATCTCGACGGCGCGGTCGAACTGTGACAGCAGAATTCCGATCTTGCCTTGTTCCGCAGCCTCGTTGCGGGCTTCCTTGGCCGCCTTGGTACGCCAGCTATCGAAGTCCAGAATTTCGAACTCCTTGCCACGGCCGAGAATGATCCTGTGCGCGGCGTTGCCCAAGTCGAACTTCGGATCGTCATCGGATTCGTGATCCGCGTTGAGGCTCTTGCACTCGGTCCACGCATGTTCAGGAGATCGCTCAATGATGATCTTGGCGAGCGACTGCGTGAGCGACGGGATCGGACATGGGTCGGAGCGGTAATCCTCCTCCGAGACGTCGCGATAAATTCCGGGTTCGGTGATCTTCATTGTGGTCCTCAGAGGTTCTTGGCATGGTCCCGCTTGTGATCCAGGCTCGCGACCAGCGCGTCAAACTTCGACATGATGCGATCGTGCTCGGTCGGCTCGCTGTAGAACCCAGCCTCGCGCAAAAGTTCATTAGTCACATCGTCCCAGCCGTCAGAGTGGATATGGTGGATGAACGCGATCTGGCCGTACTGCTTGGTGCGGATGTTCTCGACGATGTTCGCGCGCGTCAGTTCAGGATCGGGCTGAGCCTGCCGACCTTTGCGGCCAAAGTCCTCCATGACCACGTAATAATTGACGCTCGGGATGATTGAACAATGCGCGCTCATCAGATCCTCCTCAGAGCAACGGCGAAATCACAACTCGGGACATGCGCAGCGGCGATCCTGCGCCATTTGCGGGCGCCGAAGTCCTTGCTGATTGCATAATCACTTGCGGTCGAGCGGATCGATTTGATTGAATGATCCGGAAACGCGGCCTTCAGTTGGGCCGGCGTCGATCCCGCATAGATCCGTCTGAGCTGCGCAATCTCGCGGCTCGTCCATGAATTCCAGCCTCGGGGAGCGGCCATCAGACGCCAACCCCGCCGAACACGAGGCCAGCGAGCACGGCGATGACCGGCGCCGCGAGCATGGCGGACAGGATGCAGATGATTTTGTCGGCAAGAGTGAGTGACATGTCCAGCTCCCCGTGTTTGATGGGAGTATCCTATTTTAGCTCGTATGAACCTGTCAACGATTTCTTTTAGAAATGATAAAGTTTTTCTTGACGCCCTTATACCGCGCCAATTAGATAGCACCATGATCAAAACAGTCGACGACCTGGTTGAAGCTCTCGGCGGCACCGGCGCAGTTGCTCGTATCGTGGGCGTTGTGGACGGCGCCGTGAGCCAATGGCGAGCTGCCGGCAAGATCCCGCCGGCGAATTATCTTCTGCTCCGAAAAGCTCTCGCGGCAATAGACAAGGACGTTTTGCCGTCCCTTTTCAATTTCAAGGAGGCGTCCGAATGACCCCGTTACCACCACCTCCAACATTCAATCACGAATTCGTCGCGGCATCAGGCGCGGCGGATGGGCCGGCCGCCGAACCATACTCCCTGGCTCCGGTGGTCGGCTTTCAACTCGACGAGGCGCGCTTCATGGCCGCGCTCAAGCCCGGATACGTCATGGTCGAGCGTGAGTTGCTCGGCCGCGTCGTGAAGCGGCTGAAGCAGGCAGCGGCGAGAGAGCGGCAGGCATTGCGGGGGGCGGCATGAGCGGATCACGCGAAGGTACGGTGTTCTGGAAGCAGGAGTGGGTCGAATCGCTCCGTGGTCATCTCGCGGCCGGATTGTCAGCTGCGATGGCCGCAGCTGAGGTGAACAGCGAGTTTCGCACGACATTCACCCGGTGCTCGGTAATCGGTAAAGCGCGTCGGGAGAAGATGCCGCTGGCGCCGCCCAAGATCGCAGCGGTCCGGAGGCCCAAATTGCCGCGCAAGCCGCGGACCACCCCGGACCAGCGCCCCGACATCGCGGTCAGGAAGGCCGCCAGTGCGTGCAAGGCGGCACCCGCATCATTCGTGCTCCGGCCCGATCCACGGCCTGGGCACGTCCCGCTGCTCGATCTGGTGCCGGATGGCTGCAAGTGGCCGAGTGGGGACGGGCCATTCCTGTTCTGCAATGAGCCGCAGGAACCGGGTCAGGTCTATTGCCCGGACCACTGTGCGCTCGCCTACCGCGCGCTGGAACCGCGGAGGCATCGCAACTGATGGACGCGCTCGTCGACACCACGATCACGATCGACCTGCCGATGCCGCCGACGGCCAACAATCTGTTCGTTGGCGTTGGCCGCCGCCGCGTCAAGAGCGAGCCCTACAGGGCGTGGGAGACCCGCGCCGGCTGGGATCTGCTGCGCCAGCGCCCGCCGCGCATCAAGGGGCCAGTCTCCGTGCTGATCGAGGTGAGCCTGCAGGAGAGCTCCGACACCTGGGACCTCTGCAACCGCGAGAAAGCGACAATGGATCTGCTCGTCACCCATGGCGTGATCCAGGGCGACCACCGGCCGATCGTGCGTGATTTCTCCATGCGCTGGGCCATGGTCAAGGGCGTGCGTGTGACGCTGCGAACGAATTGGCCAGCGTGAAAGGAGCCCATCAGGAATGACGCCGGTCTCCGATCTTGTCGAGAAAATGTTGCTGGAGAATTACCCTCTCGACGCGATCCTGATGGCTGCTCGCGCACTGGAGACCGTTACGCGTAACAGTGACGTAACCGTTACGCAACCGTTACGTAATGTTACGCGTGAACAGTCTCGCGTCAGAATGAGAAACTACAGAAATCGCTTGAAACTTCAACAGGTTGCCAAAGCAAACGATGTGGCAACCGAGACCGTAACCGTTACGCAACCGTTACGTAACGAGGCTTCTACGCGCGACTTACTTACTTCTTCTTTCTTACTTTCTGAAGACCCCTTGAAGAAAGAAAGCAAGAGAGAGGTGGTTGCGCGCGCGAGGGGCACGCGGCTCAAGACCGGTGAGTGGCTGACGCAACCGTTTATCGACGAGGCGATCAAGCTCGGCGTGCCAGCCGGCCGCGTCGCATCGCTCTGGGATGAGTTCGTGGACTATTGGGCAGCACTGCCAGGGTCACGTGGGACCAAGTTGGATTGGCTCGCCACGTGGCGCAATCGCATCAGGCAAACCGTATCGAAAGGACAAGGAAATGGAAAAACTTCCCCCGATCACTCCCTTGGCGGGTTCTCGGGACTTGCAGCGAAGCTCCGGCGAAAGATCGCTGAAGACGAGGCCGCTGCTGACCAAGATGCCGCCCGTGGCGAACCGTACGACCGACATTGAGATCCCGCGCGCGGCGTGGAGTTCGTGGAAGGAAAGCGGCAAGGCGAGACAGCTCCGCCGGCCGCTGACAGTATGCGAAGTTCGGGCGCTGGAGGACCGCCGCGACGAGCTCGCACCAACGGTCGCACCATACGACCCGCGCGAGGCTGATCGTGTCGCCTTGACGCTCACCGATATGTACGGCGGCTATCCGTCGATGGGATCGCGCGGAGATCAATCTGTAGCAGGCCGCGTGGAGGCGGTACGGAGGACTGTGGCTGCGTTCCCGTGCTGGGCGATCGAGAAGGCCTGCCAGTCAATCCACGCCAATGGCGTGTGGCGGGATGGAGCCTATGACCGCAAATGGCCGCCGACCGATGCCGAGATTGTCGATGCTGTACGCGAGGCGGCCCGACTTTACACGGACAGCTATCGATCCGCAGTCAATCTGCTGGCGGCTGAAGTCGAAGAAGATCACTACTTCCACGCTACCAAGGCCGCCGCCGAATGAGCGAGACGGTGTTGTATCCCCGCAAGCGGCCGCGAATGTACACGCCTGCCCGTGACGCATTCCTCCGCGCCAATCCAACGGTAGATCCGGCAATTCTGGCAGCTGAGCTCGGGTTCACAGCGCGCACGATCTGCATGTACCAGCGCAAGCTCGGTCTGCGGCTGTGCGCCTCACACGTCAAGGGAGCGACTCGATGACCACGATCGCGCTGGCAGTGTGCGTCATCCTGCTCGGCCTGGGCGGTCTCCATCTCGAGAGTCGCATCAAGAAGCTCGAGGCGGAGATCTGGGTGCGCGGACAGGGCTGGAGGAAACCGGAATGAGCCACTGGCGCAAACCGCGTGGGAAGGCCGCCCATGCGCTCTCAGCGAGGCTGGCGCCATTCTGCGCCGCGGCCCTGATCATCGCATGCTGGGCCGCCGCATGGGCGCTGGGGAGGGCATTCTCGTGAATGGATACGAGCTCTATCGCGTCTTCACCGATCTGGAGGGCCTCGAGGACGGTATCAGGGACCGCATCGAGGATCTCAATACCACCATCGAGCAGATCGAGATGGCCGGCGAGATGGGCAAGAACCAGCTGCAGAAATGTCTGGTCAGGAATCCCGGCAAGGCGATCCAGCGCCACCGCGATCACCGCCACGCCTCCAACAAGCGCAAGTTCGGATGGGAGAGCCTCGGCAAGACGCTCAAGGGCACCGGGCTGGCGCTGGTTTTGGTGGTCGATGACGAGCGATTCGCGCCGATCAGGGAGCAGCTCGAGCAGCGCAAGATGCAGCGCAATGCCAAGGATGCTGGGCAAAGCAAGCCAAAATGGCTTTTCACCCCAAAGAAAGCCAGCAAATTAAGGCAAAAGTGGTGGAACAGTCTCACTCAGAAGCAGCAGAAAAAACATCAGCGGAAAGCCCAAAAAGGAATGGTCGCCGCAAGGCGGCGCAAATCAGCCGCGGCGCGTCGACCGGCCCCACAGCTTGAGCAGCACAGCCCCACGCGCGGCCTCCACGTCGATTTCGCGGGCCCAGTGCTGCATCAGCATGCGGGAGACGCCGGCGAGCTTGGCGGCCTCTGATTTGGTCACCAGACCCCGTTCCAGGAGCTTCAAGGCTGCGTGCTTCGTGGTATCGTCTGACGTCATCTGATTGCGTCCTGGTTCCTCTAGGGCCACGGCGCGGATAGGTGATAGGCCGGGAGGGCGCCAACTCTCCCGGCCACTTCGTTTCAATCCTCTGCAGGATCATGAAACATCTCGACTAAGTCGAGTTGGTCCGCCTCGTCGCTGAATAGTCCGACGTCGCAGGGTTTTTGCAGCTTGCGCGGCTTGATCGGGGCCGCGGCCTTGAGCCGTAGCAGTCCCCCGATATTGGGGGATGTGCCGGACAGTGAGGTTTGCCGGTCAGAACGGGATACCATCGCTCATGTACCTCCCGTCAACATCGATCCAACATTCGCAGCGGAAATCCTCTTTCGCGTTGCGCACAACCTGGCGCCAACGGATCGTGGCTTCATATGCCGCGCGGCGAAACGGGGACATTTCCCGGTAGCCACGCGCGTCGTCATAGGCCTTTGCCGTATTGTAAACCTTGGTGGCACCGCCGCCGCCCGCGCGCTGGTAGCGGTCGCGGGAGAAATGGGCGAGCTCGAGCATCGCGTTTGAATCGAACATGGTTTGTCCTCTAGGTTGAGCCCGCGCCAACGGGCTGGGGTGGGTTAGAACGTGCGAACGATATGGAAGAAGCTGCCATCAATCCGGCCAGCTTCGTTGATCTCGACCAAGCCCTCAGTCTCAAACTCGCGAGCTGCACGTTCGAAGGTATGACCGGAGCGAATCGCGACGGACTGACCGCGCTTAATCTGGTTCTGCAGGATGGCGAAAAGGGCGTTGCGTTCTTTGATGGTGGCTGATTTGGCCATATGATTGATCCTCTAGGGTTGTTCGAAGGCGCCAACCTTCGATGCACTGGAGAATAGCACGTATTTTACAAATGTCAAATTGAATGAGATCACGAAATGTTACAGATGTAAAATCAGGATCGAAACCAGATCGACTTGTCCTGATGCTGGCGCCCAGATCCACACTCCCGGCATATGAACTTGGAGCGTCGCAGCTGCACGAGCGTCATGTGTACGCTGCCGACATGCTCGCAGGCTGGACAGGCGATGATCCAGTCTCGCGGATCATGCAGCCGGCTGCGAGCTTGAGCGGCCTTTTCCCGCTGCTCCAGGTTGTCCCGTCGAGGCTGCAGAGGCCTTCCCATGACGCTTGTTCCATTGCTTCAGCGCGCGATCGGCGATCTTGCGCAGTTGCCGCTTGGTCGGAGGCCGGATTACTTTGCCTTGGATGGCCGCTGCTTCATGACGCCAGATGCTCGTCTGCCGTCTCAACCATGCCCGACGCCAATCGATCCCCCAAGCCTTGATCCAATACGCCACCAGCTGCGGTGAGACCCCTGCCAGCTGTGCGACTTGGCTGGGCGTCATCATGCCTCGAGCAAGCAGCCGCAACCCGATTGTCCGTGATTCATTGTCCTGATCCACTTTAAGATCATAAAGTCGCTGATTTGCCCAACCAACACACCGCGCGCAACACAAATCATTAGTACACAAACAATCGCCATTGTAATCATTGGATAATATCAACCCATTTGACAGCAGCCAAAATCCCCCGCAAATTCATCGCGCGTCCCGCATCGCGCGCGCACCCCAAATCCTTCCACAGCGAGACTTGCGAGCGAGGACCGCTGACGAGCGCAAGCGCGAGGAGGCACATGCCGCAAATCACCGCTCGCCAACTCCTCGAACACTTCCGCATCAATCGCTCTACGGATCAGGAGATCGCCATGATCGAGTTCATGGAACTATCCGAGGCCGAACGATGGGAACTGCTGTTCATCGGTCTCGTCAGCACATCACACCTCGCTGAACAGGCTTTGAAGAAGGCGAGGGAGTGAACTCGTCCCTCAGCCGCATGAGTTAACTGTAAATGTTCCATAATCTGGATCACCTTAATCACCCATTAACGTCACGACTGATCTAACCAGTTGATATTGTTGATACATTGCCAATTACGTCAGTCAACGCTCTCGGATGGCTGATGCCAGGCGAAACGCAGGCGAAACGCAGGCGAAACGCAGGCGCTACAATCGTTGTGAACAATATCAATGGCTTAGCAAAAAGACCGGGGTGGGGGTGGGGGTACCCCGGAACTTTGGCGCTCGGGCGATTTTCGACCTCCCTCCTCTTTTTCGCGGCGCCTCCCTGAGATTTTGGCAGGCATCTGCTTTTGGTTCCATCTGTTAGCGGTGTGTTGTTTGGGTTGGGTTGTTGGATAACCTGTTATTGCATGGCACGAAATAATATTACCCAAGGCACGGCTGTAGTTCCAGACCCGGATGAGGATGGGCTTGGCCCGGCGATGAAGGCATTGTCGGCTCCGCAGCGGAGGTTTGCGCTGGCGGCGGTGATGTTTCCGCTGGCGAAGGACTGGCAGATTGCGAAGGCGGCGGGGTATGGCGGCAACAATCATGGTTCGCTGCGGGTATCGGCACACCGGAACTTTCACCATGATGGGGTTTTGGCGGCGATTCGGGAGTGTGCGGACAAGGAGGTGCGCTCTGGTGCGATGCTTGGGATTGCGACGATCAAGAAGATTGTTAGGAATGACTTGCATCGGGACCAGTTCAAGGCTGCGGCGTTGTTGGCGGGGCTGAACCGATTCACGGTCGACCAGAATGTGAATATCAACCAGACGATCACAGATCAGAGTGGCAAGGAAATTCTGGCGGAGATCAAGAGGTTGGCTGACAAAACGGGAGTTCCGTTGCAGAAACTTCTGGGTCATGCCGCGGCGACGCCGATCATTGATGGCGAATTCGTTGACATGAGCAACGAGTGACCGATCTTCCGCTTGGCGAGCTCAAGCAGATCCTCTCCGGGCTGCAGGCGCTGGACTACCGGCGGACCTATCAGCAGTTTTATGATTTTCAGCCGTATCCGAAGCAGAAGCAGTTCCTGGACATGGGGGCGCGGAAGCGTGAGCGGCTGCTGATCGCTGGCAATCAGAACGGCAAGACGCATGTGGGGGCCTATGAGGCGGCCTGCCATATGACCGGGAACTATCCTGACAACTGGAAGGGGCGGCGCTTTGACCGGCCGAACAAGGGCTGGATCGCGGGTGAGACCTCGCTGGTGGTGCGGGATGTGCAGCAGAAGAAGCTGTGCGGCGAGCCGGGGGTGGACGAGCTGTTCGGGACTGGGATGATCCCGAAGGACCTGTTTGTCGACAAGCCGAGTCTGGCGCGCGGGGTGACGGACGCCTATGACACGATCCAGGTCCGGCATGTCTCGGGCGGGGTGAGTGTGGCCCGCTTCAAGTCGTATGAGCAGGGGCGAACCAAGTTTCAGGGCGAGAGCATTGACTGGGGCTGGTGCGACGAGGAGCCGCCGGAGGACGTCTATGCCGAGTTCCTGACCCGTACGGTAGCGACGGGCGGGATGTGTTTCATGACCTTCACGCCGCTGAAGGGCCGCTCCAGCGTGGTGATCCGCTTCCTCGACGAGCCCTCGCCGGACCGCGGCTATGTTGCGATGACGATCGAGGATGCGCTGCATATCCCGGTCGGCGAGCGCGCCAAGATCATCGACGGCTATCTGGTGCATGAGCGTGAGGCGCGGGCCCGCGGCGTGCCGATGCTGGGCTCGGGGCGGATCTTCATGGCCTCGGAGTCATCGATCGTGGAGGACGCGATCGAGCGGATCCCGCCGCATTGGGTCAAGCTGTGGGGCATCGATTTCGGCATCGGCCATCCCTTCGCGGCGGTGCTGCTGCTGTGGGACCGGGACAATGACGTGATCCATGTCCACCACACCTACCGGGTGGCGGACGCGCTGCCGATCCAGCACGCGCACGCCATGAAGCAGATCGGCGCCGAGGTTCCGGTAGCCTATCCGAAGGATGGCGGCGACCGCGAGAAGGGCTCGGGTGAGCCGCTGGCGGCGATGTACAAGAAGCAGGACCTGGTGATGCTGCCGGAGCATGCGACCTGGCCGGACGGCGGGGTCTCGACCGAGGCCGGGATCATGGAGATGGACGAGCGCGAGAAGAGCGGCCGGCTGAAGATCGCGGCGCACCTGTCGGACTATCTCGAGGAGCGGCGGTTCTATCACCGCAAGGACGGCCAGATCGTGAAGATCAAGGACGACCTGATGTCGGCCTGCCGCATCGGAATCATGATGAAGCGCTTTGGGCGCGCGGTGACGCTTGGCAGCAAGCGCCGCAGCGCCGCGGACGGCCCGCCGATGGCCCAGGGCATCGACTTCGACGTGCTGGCCTGACGGCGAAGAACGGTGTGTTGCCGCTTCATGCGGTTCCTCCCCATCTTGCGGCAACATCCTCCCAGACAGACTCGAAGGGGCGCCAATGCCCCATTTTTGGAGCCCGATATGGACAAGCATCCCGTGACCGGAATGGAGATCGAGGACGGCCACGGCGCGCTTCCGGAGCAGCAGCAGGTCGTGAACCACCTACACTACATCGCGCAGACCAGGGGCGAGGAGGCGGCCGACGCGATGCGCGTCGAGCTCGGCCTGCCGACCTCGGCCGAGATGGCGGCAGCGGCCGCCGACGCGGAAGATACCAACGCCGCCGAGCACAAGGCGCTCTCTGACCGTATTACCAGGCTGGAGGACGCATTCGCCGCTCTCGGCAAACCAGGACCGGAAAATCATGGCGGCACCGAATAGCTATTTCGGCGGCAAGAACCTGACCGGCATGGCCGCGATGGATCTCGGGCTCGGCAACCAGCTGCCGCAGCAGGTCGCCGACCAGACCGAGGAAGAAAAGCGCAAGAAGCGGCTCGGCATGAGCGCGATGCAGTCGCCGGCGGCGCAGATGCTGCTCGGCGGGGGCTTCAGTGGATAGCCAGATCAACGTCAAGATGTCAGGCGAGGAATTGCGGGAGAGCTGGCAGGGCCGCGCTCTGGCGCTGGCCAACCTGGTCTCGATCCAGCTTAAATGCGCGCTGCTCTCGCTGCTGGCTGATTCCTATGAGGACGCGCTGCCGTTCCTGCTCGCCGCCATCTTAGGCGACTGGCATATCGAGCCGCCGTTCTATTGCTCGAACCCGAAGATCAACAAGCGCGGCCACGTCGTCGCCGACCTGATCATGCCGGACGGCGCACGGCTGAAGAACGCCGTGATATTCTCGAGCAGCACGCAGATGCAGGACATCTTCCGCAAGCTGGCCGATCGGCTGAAACTATCAGATGCCGACCGCCTCGAGCTTTTCGCCTGCGTGCATCGCTGGGTCAAGGCCGACCAGCGCCTTGATCCGACCATGGATTGCCGGGACCCCGACGCACGGAGGCTGACGCTGCACTGATGAACGCGCCCGTGAACTTAAAATTCCGCATCATCTCCTCCGAGGAGCAGGACACCGTCGGCGAGATCATGCGCGAGTTCACCGAGTACACGATCTGGCGCAACGTGCACGCGGGCCAGTGGGAGGAGACCTCGCAGCTGGTCTGGCCCGAGCATCGCAATACCTTTTTCTATGGATCCTACAACTGGCCGGGCCAGAAGAAGACCTACCAGCAGGTCGATGCGACCGGGATGCTGGCGCTGCACCGCTTCGCGGCGATTGCCGATTCGCTGCTGACGCCGGCCAATTCGAAGTGGCACGCGCTGGAGGCCTCGAACGAATATGTCATGAAGAACCGGGACGTCCGGCTCTACTTCGACACTATCACGCGGCTCCTGTTCAAGTACCGCCGCAATCCGCTGGCGAACTTCCGCGGCCAGAACAACGCCAATTTCCGCTCGCTCGGCGCCTTCGGCAACGCCACCATGTTCATCGACGCCTTCGACGGCCGCGATTATCACGGCTTCAAGGGCGTGCGCTACAAGAGCGTGCCGCTGGGTGAGACCTTCTTCGGCGAGAATCACCAGGGAATCGTCGATCGCATGATCCGCTGGTTCCGGCTGAACGCCCACCAGGCCATGCAGAAATGGGGTCGCGACCGGCTCCCGGTGCAGGTGCTGGCGGCGCTCGACAAGAACAGCCAGATGCCGTTCAACTTCCTGCACTGCGTCAAGCCGCGCAGGGATTACGACCGTTCGCGGCTCGACGCCAGGGGACTGCCGTTCTCCTCGCATTATGTCTGCATCGAGGGGCAATGCCTGATGCAGGATGAGAAGGGCTATCGCACCTTCCCCTATGCACCCTCGCGCTACGACCAGGCCCCGCGCGAGTGGTACGGCCGCGGTCCGGCGCAGATGGTGCTGCCGGCGCTGAAGACCCTGAACGCGCAGAAAACCATGTTTTTGAAGCAGGGCCACCGCGCCGCCGATCCGGTGCTGCTGACCCCGGATGATGGCATCATCGATTTCAACCTGCGGCCCGGCGCGCTGAACAAGGGCGGCGTGGATTCGCAAGGTCGCGAGCTGGTCAAGATTCTGCCCACCGGTCAGATCCAGGTGGCCAAGGAGATGATGGCCGAGGAGCGCGGCATCATCGACGACATGTTCCTGGTGACGCTGTTCAAGGTGTTGTCCGAGCATCCGAACATGACCGCGACCCAGGTCATCGAGCTGGTCAACGAGAAGGGCATCCTGGTGGCGCCGACCCTGGGCCGGCAGGAGACCGAATATCTGGGCCCGATCATCGAGCGCGAGCTCGACGTGCTCAACGCGATCGGGGTGTTGCCGCCGATGCCGGCGCTGCTCAGGGAGGCCGAGGGCGAATATCAGGTGGTCTACACCTCGCCGCTCGCGCTCAGCCAGCGCGCCCAGGAGGCCGCCGGCTTCATCCGCACCGTGGAGACGGCCAAGGAAATAGCCAACATCACGCAGGACCAGAGCTATCTCGATCCATTCGATTTCGACGTCGCGCTGCCGGAGATCGCCGCGATCCAGAATGTGCCCGAGCACTGGATGGCTGACGACCGCAAGATCGCGGTCAAGCGCCAGAACCGCGCCAGGGCCGCCCAGCAGCAGGCCCAGATCCAGGCCATGCCGGCCCAGGCCGCGATGATGAAGGCGCAGAGCGTGGTGAACAAGAATCAGCCCGGCCTTGGCACCCAGGGCATCGGCGGTCCCATGCAGAGGCCAGCGGCATGAGTTTGTCGAAAGAGCGCGGAGCCGTATGATGCTGGTTTTTCAGGGACCGCGCAGGCCAGACATCTCTGGAATTCCAAATGGATTTTGGATTGGTTGGGGTCCAATCGATTGCCATGATGGAAGATTCGCACCACGAATATTCCGGTGGCACATCGGGGTATTCTGGTATCCAAGGAGCAGACTCGGCGCTTGTTATCCATGGTATTTTTGCCTGCCGCGACTGCACTTTGGCATCAATAGACCAATCGGTCCCTAGACATGAGTGATGCGACAGACAAGCTCGATGAGCTACAGCGCGCCTACCGGATCGTGTTTTCGTCCGAGTCCGGCCAGATCGTGATGAACGATATGATGAAGTTCTGCTGCTTCCGGAAGGACGCCGACGGCGAACTCGACGAAGGCAAGCGCCGCGCCTTCCTCCGCATCGTGAACATGAGCAACCTGACCGATGACCAGCTCTACGCGCTCTATATCGGTCGCAATATCGCAGGAGAATTGAATGTCTGACACGACCGTTACCACCGTCCCGCCGGTTGTCACGCCACCGGCCGCACCCTGGTATGAGGGTAAGGCCGACGCCGACACCATCGGCTGGCTGCAGAACAAGGGCTGGGACAAGGACCCGGTCATCGGCGCGATCGAGGCCGCCAAGGCCCATCGCAGCGCACAGCAGTTCCTGGGCGTCCCGGCCGATCAACTGTTGCGGCTGCCGAAGGACGCGACCGACGAGGCCGGATGGGCTACCGTCCGCCAGCGCCTCGGCGCACCGAAGGAAGCCAAGGAATACGATTTCACCGGCGTCAAGTTCGCCGACGGCTCGGAGCTCGATCAGGCCTTCACCGACCGCATGCGCAACGCGCTCCTCAAGGCCGGCACGCCCAAGGATGCCGCGCCCGGCGTCGTCAAGGAGGTCGTTGGCTTCATGGATGCGGCTGACAAGGCCGAGGCCGATGCCAGGGCGGCGACCCGGCAGAGCCAGCGCACTGATCTGGCGCGCGAGTGGGGCAACAACGCTGAATTCAATCGCCTGACCGCGATGCAGGGCGCGCGCCGCGCCGTCGGCAGCGACGACGAGGCGGCCAAGGTCATTGCCTCGATGGAGGACGCCATCGGCTACAAGGCCACCATGGAATTCTGGCGCAAGATCGGCTCTGGCACCACCGAGGATACATTCGTCGAGTCAGGTCATGGCGGCAACCCGGTGACGATGAACGGCGCCAAGGCGCGTATCACCGAGCTGCAGGCGGACCCGGAATGGACCGCGCGGTATCTGAAGGGCATGCCGAAGGAGAAGGCCGAGATGGATAATCTGATGCAATTGCTTTACGGGAGCGCCGCATGAACGAATCTCTCACCGAGAACACCATCATTGCGCCGGCGCCGAAGCGCCGCGGGCCGAACAAGAAAAAGCGCGTGGTGCGCGCCAAGGCCGAGCCGCAGTCCAAGGATGCTCCGGTCAAGGACGGCGAGTTCGCCGGCATCTCTGCGACGTCGTGCTGCAGCGGCTGCACGCCGGAGTGCTGCGTGATCTCGACGGTCGAGATCTGCAAGCACCCCTACAAGACGGCGGATTCCGGCTGCGGCCCCATCACCATGAAGAACCGCCTGAAAGCCCGCAAGCTGATCAAGCATCAGATGGTCGATCTCACGGGAGGCTGACATGCCGTCCAGTCAGGTGATGAACAAGTGGAAGACCGGCAAGCTGAAGTCTTCCAGCGGCGACAAGGTGACCAGCCAGAAGCAGGCGGTCGCCATCATGCTGAGCGAGAAGCGCAACGAGCAGAAGCATGGCGGGCGCTACAAGGAAGGCGCCAAGGCGATGAAGAAGAAATGACGGTGTGTTGAAAGAAACAGATCTCCCGGCGCATCTTCCCGCCCGCGACCTGAGAGTTCCGCCCCCGCAAGGATAAGGCCGGATCGGGTGTGGACCCCCCGAGAGGGACAAGGTTTCCAAACAGAGGACTTTGACGGCCCCCGCGACGGACAAGGCCGATGCGAACAGCATTCGGACCTTGAAACCACGGGCGGATAGCCATGTCAGAGAACCTGCCGAAACTTGCCGTTGAGACCTTCTCGACCATCCTGATGCTGAAGCTGCAGCAGAAGCAGTCGAAGCTTCGCGGCCGCGTCATGGAAGGCTACCATGTCGGCAAGCAGGCGAGCCCGATCGATTATATCGGCTCGATCCAGATGCGTGCCCCGGCGGGCCGCTATACGCCGAACCAGCCGCAGAACACCGACTTCACCCGTCGCTGGGTTCTCCCGGTCGACAAGGAGGCCTATCAGCTCATCGATACCTTCGACAAGCTGCGCCTGCTGACGGATCCCACCAGCCGCTACTCCGATGTCGCCATGGCCGCCGTCGCCCGCGAATGGGATGACCGCATCATCGCCGCGGCCTTCGCGACCGCCACCATCGGCGACTCCACCGGCGTCGGCACCACCACCGAATCCTTCTCGACCACGAACTGGTCGATCGCCTCGACCTTTGCCTCGACCGCGGCCTCCGGGCTGACGGTGGCGAAGATGATCGAGGCCAAGCGCATCATGCGCAAGGCTCAGGTTGACGTCGACGACGAGGAAATGACCTGGATCACCAACAGTCAGGGCGAGTCCGATCTGCTCAACCAGGTGCAGGTGGTCTCGACCGAGTTCTCAGACAAGCCAGTATTGCAGGAGGGCAAGGTCACCCGCTTCATGGGCTGGAACATCATCTACTCGGAGCGCATGATCTCGACCTCGAGCGTTCGCCAGAACATCGCACTGGTCAAATCAGGCGCCTACCTCGGTGTCTGGAAGGATGTCGAGAACGATCTCGAACGGCGCCGCGATCTGTCTGGTCTGCCCTGGCAGCTCGCCAGCCTCATGACCTCCGGCTCGACCCGGCTCGAACCCGGCCGCCTGTTGCAGGTTCTCTGCGCCGACACCTCGGCCGCCGGCGACGTGACCCCGTAAGGAGCGACAGACATGGCTACCGACACCCTCAAAACCCCGTCGATCACCAACTTTGACGCCTCGGCAGTCGTCCTGCCGTACGCCGGCATGGGCGCGCAGGGCTACAGGCTCTGCGTCAACGATCACGTCGCCTCGACCGCGGGTGCTACCGCCGGCTCGACCTACCGGATGTGCCGCATCCCGACCAATGCCAAGATCAAGCAGGTGCTGCTGACCGCCGCATCAACCGGGACGACCGGAGCGTATGACATCGATATCGCCCATTCCGACAGCACGACGGACGGTACCCCGGTCGCGCTGCAGGGCAACGTCGTTGGTATTCCGAGCTCCGACAACAAGCTGTTCGGCGCCGCGCTCTCATCGACCACCGCGCTGAAGAATTCCGACATCACGTTCTCCGGCACCTTCACCACGGCGCATCAGAACCTCGAATTGTGGAATGTGCTCGTCGGTCTCGGCACCACGGCGTTCTCGGCCGATCCCGGCGGATTCTTCGACATCCTGCTCAAGACCACCACAGCAAACGCGAGCGCCGGCGATCTTGCCGTCGAAGTCGAATACGTCTGCTGAGGAAAGCATCGCATGGCGCAGAATACCTGGATCAACGTCACGGCTGACGTAGCGGCAGTGCGGCGGCCGAATCCGACCTCGCATGTGCATACGGTGGTCGGCGGCGCTGCGGCGGCCGCCGACATGACCATCTCGTTCGATAGCGCGGTGGTCACGAATATCGCCATCTTCGACACCATGGTCTCACAGGCGCGAATGCGCTGCATGAGCGGCGGACTGAAGTAGGAGCGCTTTGAATGGCAAGCCATTTCGTCAGTCTGAGGCGCGGCATCGAGGGATCGAAGTATTCCGACTATACGACCGGAACCGCCGCCACCACCGACCAGTTCGAATTTCGCGTGCTCGACGGCGTGACCCCGACGCGGGTCGAGTGTCTGAAGGCGCTGGAGGCGTTCGAGCGATTTTTCGAAAACCCTCAACAGGTCACCGGCTCCGGATTCGACGTGAAGGGGTAGCCGGCTTTAACGGGGTACCCTCATGAAGCTATTTCTCTCGAAAATGCTGGCCTCTGCGGCTTTCAGCGCCATGCTGATCGAGCAGGTTATGGCGCAATCGGCCCAATTCCCGCAGCCCGTCATTCCCAGAAGTCCACTGTCGCAGGGCGGTGGCCAGACCCTGGTGCTGCCTTTCACCAATGGCGGCGAGGCCGTTGGCCAGTTCAACGCCTCATCGGCAGAGCTGATCGAGGGCTTCGATACCACCACGTTGAACACCACCAACACATGGCGCGTTCCGACTGTCGGCACCACCGGCAACGCAGTCACGGCCGGCAATACCGCGGCGGACACGATCCTGAGCGGCGGCACGACCGCCGGCGGCTGGAGCCTGCTGCAGTCGATCAAGGTGTTCACCGAGGACAATCCCGGCTATCAGTTCTTCCAGACCAACGTCAATATCACTCCGACGCTTGGCGGCGCCGCGACCGGAAGCTGCATGTTCTTCGGGTTCGGCACGGTGCCTGCCAATCCCTCCTGTGGCAGCATGGGCGTCAATGCGGCTGGTTTCGAGACCACCGCCACTGGCAGTCTCCTTGCCGTGACCTACGCTTCCAGTGGTCGTGTTGTGGTGTCGGATCTCTCGATCCGGCGCGGCAATCAGCCGGTCATCACCAATTCGTCGAGCGCCGGCCAGCCACTGTCCTATGCTTTCGGCTGCAATTGTACGCCGCAGGCGACCTTCGTCGGAGATACCGGATCGCACAAGGTCGGTATCTACATGCGTGGCGACAATATCGTTTATACCGTCGAAGAGGACCTTTTCGGCTTTCAGGTCCCGGTCGCCGAGACAATAGCAGGTTCTATCGGCCTCGATGTCAATGCGGTCCCGGTGTCGTTCCTGGTTGTAGCAGGCGCAGGTGTGGCCACGGCCGGGCTGCTGCAGATCAACCAGGTCACGGTCGCGCGCACCAGCGGAAAGATGCCGGCTGTGACCCCGGTCACTACCGGGGCGACTGGCGGAACAGGACTGGTATTGAAGTCATACCCGGGCGCGCTCCTCAGCACCTATGCGACCAACCTGACAGCTACGGCCGGATTTCTGGCGATCCTGAACCTGACCGCCATCCCGACCGCGGGAGCCGCCCTTGCGCCGGTCGATTGCATTCCATTGCCAGCCAGCGGCCAGGCCTTGATCAACAATCGCGGTGGTTTGACCAAGCACTACAATGTCGGGATGACTGCGGTCATCACGACGAGCTGCGCCTCCTTCACGGCTGGTGCGGCAGCCTTCATCAGCGGAGACGTACAGTAAATGGGAGCGCACGGCAGCGAGAACGTCATCAGGGCTTTGGAAAAGCTGCTGGCGACGGCAAAGCAGGGGAAGCACGGCTATCTCGTCGGCCTGATGGTAGGCCTGGACCAGCAGCCCTACGGATTCTGGGGCGGATCGATCCCGCTGGAGGCGATGGCGGCATTCCAGCTGCGCGATCTCTCGACCATGCTGGACGGTATCGCCGCCAACAAATCGCCGCCGCCGCGCGACGAGAACGTTCCCTACGATCGCGTGTTCTACAATATGCCTGTCTCGCCGATGAGTTTTGATTTCACCAACTGGCTGATCGACGCCGAAATGACGCGCCGGATCGCCGGAGCGCCCTCTCCTCTCAAGGTGGCTTTCTGGGCTGGCCGTGATGGCAAAACAACCGGCCTTGAGCAGGATCCATACCGCGCGAAGATGTTCGAGCATGTGGTGAAGCCGCTACTGGGTCTGATCGGCGCGGTTGAGGATGAGACCGCGGTGGACGGTCACTGCAAGATGTTTTTCTCATCGCGCGATATCATCGCCAGATTCAATGAGGGACACGAAGTTCCAAAGTTCAATGCGCCGCCTGACAAGCTCAAGGCGATGAAGGCGCGCTTTCCGCGCGCGCCAGTGACGCTGACGCTGCGCGAATCCCAGACCTTCCCGTTCCGCAACAGCAACCATGAGGCGTGGCTGAAGTTCGGCCATTACCTCAAGGCCAAGGGCGAGACTGTCGTGTTCGTGCGCGATACCGCCAAGGCCATGGAAGGGGTCGACGATTTCCAGATCTGTCCGGAGGCATCGCTGGACCTGCACTGGCGCATGGCGCTCTATGAGACCGCCAAGATGAATATCTTTGTCGCCAATGGGCCGGCCTCTCTGGGGCTGTTCAGCGATTGCCCGTGGCTGATGTTCCTGAAGCCGGAAGATGACGACTACGAGTATCCGCCCAATACCCCGAAATTCTGGCGCGAGCAGATCGGCGTCGAGATGGGCAGCGGTCAGTTCCCGTGGTGCCGACATGATCAACAGGTTGTCTGGCAGCCCGACACCTACGAGAACCTGAAACAGGCATGGCATGCCGTTCAGGACAAGCAGGTTCTGAAGACGGCTTAGGCGGTGTGTTGCCGGGGATAGGGTTCCCACCGCACCTTTGCCGCCATGCCGGAATTCCAGAATCCAGTCGACATAGGCAACCGCGCCGCGCAGCACTGCGGCGCGAAGATGATGGACCAATCACTCGGCTATGGCGAGATCTCCAAGACCGCGCGCCAGATAGGGTTTATCTACGGCAAGAAGCGGCAATCCGAACTGCGCCAGAACGTCTGGACCTTCGCAACGCGCCGCACCGCGCTGCGCGCGATCGACACCGGTACCATGTCCCTGGCGCCGTCGCTGTGGGTCGGCAGCGTCAGCTATTTTGCCGGCTCCGTGGTCGACGATGGCAGCGGCACGCTGTGGGTGTCAAAGATCCAGAACAACCTCAATATCCAGCCACCGAGCCTGACTTTGACGGCCGGACATGCGGCATGGGAGCCCTATTTCGGGCCGATGACCGCCTCGCTATGGGCTTCCGGAACGAGCTACTTCTCTGGCGAGATCGTCTACACGGCACCCGGCGACGGCACCTATCGCGTCTACATGAACCTGCTGGATGGCAACCAGGACAATCCGGCAACCGCCACGGCGTGGTCAGCCACCGCCACCTACAACACCAGCCAGGTCGTCACCTATTTGTCGGTCGCCTATAAGAGCCTGATCGATCTCAACATCAATCAGATCCCGAGTTCGGCGCCGGCGGCATGGAGTGCGGCAACCACCTATGCGACCGGCAACAGCGTCTATAGCACGACCACCGGCCTGATCTACACCTCAGTCGGCAACGGCAATATCGGACATGATCCATCGAGCGATTCCGGCACCAACTGGACCAACACCAATGTATTGTGTCCGTGGACCACGGTCATCGCCGGGGGCACAGGTTCGCTGAACTGGCTGGAGATCGGCGGTGCCGAATTTGCATCCGGAGTCGGCCTGACCAAGCTCAATATCTTCTGGCCGGTCGGCACCGGCCCGCTGTCTCAGGGTTTCACCCGCAACGCCTTCCGGCTTCCGGCTGGCTTCCTTCGCATCGCCCCGCAGAATCCAGGTAGTGGCGTGATGTCATGGGGCGGCGGACCAAGTGGTCTGACTTATCGCGATTGGGCGTTCACCGGAAAATATCTGCTGACTGCGGAGACCGGCCCGATCCTGTTCAGATTCGTCGCTGATTTTCAGGATGTCACGGCGATGGATCCGCTGTTCTGTGAAGGGCTGGCAATCTCGATCGCGGAGGAGGCAGTCGAGCCGCTGACCCAATCGACCGCCAAGCTTGCCACGATCAAGCAGTCGCGCAAGGATACCATGTACACGGCCAAACTCGAGAACGCCATCGAGCAAGGCATCGATGAACCGCCAGATGATGACTTCTTAACAGTTCGGGCCTGATCATGGCGGGGCCCGTCTCCTTCGTCCAGACAAAATTCAATGGCGGCGAGATCTCCCAGTCGGCACAAGGTGCCATGGAAGATCCTTCTTACAAGATCTCTATGAATGCCTGCATCAACTGGGTTCCGATGGAAACCGGATCGCTGCAGCGCCGTCCCGGCTCGCGCCACATCGCCCCGGCCCGCGGCGGCAAGACCGGCAAGATCATCGCATTCACGTTCGAGGAGAGCTTCCCCTATCAGATGGAGTTCACCGACGGATTCATGCGCTTCACGACTGGTCCATCGCTGGTGATGACAAATGATCAGCAGGCTATCCTGGCCATCTCTTCCGCCAATCCAGCTGTGATACAGACAGCGACCACTCATGGCTGGTCGAGCGGCAATTCCGTAATGTTGAATTCCCTTGGGATAAATAATCCTCTGCTGCAGAATAGGCAGTTCACCATCGCTGTTGTCGATCCGACGCATGTCTCGATTTCTGACGCGCTGACTGGCGCGACTATCAACGGATCATCCATCGGTGCGTTCGTCTCCGGAAACGTGACCCGCATTCTTGAAATCGCAACGACCTACGCTGGAGGAACGTGGTCGAGCGTGCGATCCGTGCAGGCTGAAAATCGCACCATGCTTCTCAACGGGACCCATTCACAGGTCCTGCAGGTAGTACGCCAGCCGAACGCAACACAGTTTGCTACTTTCACGCTTGGCGCTGCAGACTTTCTTGATGGGCCCTATCTTGATCCTGTTCCGAGATCTCAGGCCACACCCTCAGGGCTCAATGGCGTCATCACGCTGACACTGACGTTCCAGGTGTTCGATGTCACAAAGGCCTATAATACTGGGGACTTTGTCAGTTTTTCCGGCCTATCGTGGAAAGCCATAAACGCGTCAGTCGGAAACACGCCATCCAACAATCCTGGATCGGCTTGGGTCAATGTCAACGCGGGAGCCGCAATCAATGGCGGTCTCGGTTTCGTATCATCAGATATCGGTCGTCTGGTGAGATTACTGTCCGAGCCATCATTATGGAACGCTTCCCAGACCTACGCGACTGGTAATATCGTCGCCTATGCTGATGGCAATGGCGGTTTCAGCTATTGGACGGCGACAGGAGCTGTGGCGGCCAATGTGCAGCCAGGAACATCCACAGCGTGGGCTATCAATGCAACAGGAGCTATCTGGACATGGGGTCAGATCCAGAGCGTAACCGGCTCGGCGTTGCTTCCAGCTCCTTCACCGATCGGAACGCTGACATCACATGGTGGTCTGGCATCGGCGTTCGACGGTAATACGACCAAGGCCTTTGGCAGCTCGGCAACTGCATCTGTGCCGATCACAACCTATCCACAGTGGGGTCCTGTGAACTGGGGAATAGGTGCGCGTTGCCAGTATCAGGGGGTTGGTTACAATACGCTGATAGCCGTCTTTACGAGCAGCACCAATCCGGTCTGGGCATCCAACATCCAGTACGGGGTCGGTGTCACCGTACAATATAACGGCACTATCTATATTTCACTGATCCCGAACGGACCGGGTATTCTGCCAAGCAACCAGCCGGTTGTTCCGGCCGGCAACCCAACCGCATGGAATATTATCGGGATCATCAGCACCGCACCACCACCCGGTCAGGCGTTCTGGACGAGCCTTGGCGCGATGCCTCAGCCGAACGAGGTTTTCTATATCGGGCAGCATTACGCCGCGCCGGTCACGATACAATCAGTTACCGTTTATCCAACCACAGACGTTGGTCTTGCCAATCAGCCGGCCGGTGGCGCGACAATGTCGGTAAACCTGAGAGCCAGCAATTCTGCGCCGACTTCATCATCGAACGGAACATTACTAGGGTCAACTGGATCTATCCCAAATCAAGGAGCTGGATTCGCAATACCATCAAATGATACAACGTCGACATGGAATTATGTCTGGATCGAACTCGGAAACTTCTACCAGCAACCTTTGCCTGACAATGGATCGCATATTTTCACTGCAAATCTCGGTGTCAGTCAGGTGCAGTTCTTCTCTGCCAATGTCAACAACGGTTCCGTCTGTACTGTGCAAATCAGAGGACCGGCGTTGCTCTACAATCAGACGATCAGGACGTGGCAGCTTGGCCTCTATAGCGATACGACGGGCTGGCCGACATGCGGCGTCTATCACGAAAGCAGGATCTGGCTTGGCGGCGTCGTATCCAATCGTTTCGATGCCTGTAAGTCGAACGGATTGTCAGATGTGCGGCTCGACTTTGCGCCGACCGCTCCCAATGGCACAGTCTCTGATAACAACGCGATTTCCTATACTTGCACCGGCGAGGACTCCAATCAATTCCTGTGGATGAAGTCGGAGCAGCAGGGCATCATTGCCGGAACGCAGGCTGGCGAATGGCTGATCTCAGCGCCATCGTCTGGCGCGATGTCTCCGACCAACATCCACGCCGTTCGCGTCACTCGTATCGGTTGCGCCAATGCAGAGCCGCGACGTACCGAGCACACGCTGGTCGTCATCCAGAAGTTCGCGCGCAAGCTGGTAGAGTTCTTCGCCGACGTTTTTTCTGGCAAATATACCGCGCCTGATCTCGCAGAGCGCGCCAAGCATATGACGGTCAGCGGCATCGCGGAGATCGCTTATCAGCAGGAGCTGGCGCCGACGCTATGGTCGCGTCGCAATGATGGCAATCTGGTTGCCGCGACCTATCGCCGCGATACGCTGATGACCTCGCAGGGACCAACCATGATCGGATGGTATCGCGCGGTTCTCGGATCAGGTCGCGCGGTCGAGAGCATATCGGTCGGTCCATCTGTTGGTGGCAATCTCGAGAACCTGTCGATGATCACCAACGATCCCAACAGCGGGATCCGGCATCTGGAGCTTATGACAGACCTTCTGGATGAGGGCTTCTCGCTGCCGAATTGCTGGTATCTGGACGACGCGATTGTGCCGAGTTCGACCGTGGTGCAGGCCACCGGAGGTCCCTACGGATCGCTGCTGGTAAACGGTCTCTGGGACCACAATGGCAAGATAGTGACGGCCTTCATCGCCGGCCTCGACTGCGGCGATTATACGGTCACGAACGGCTCGATCACGGTCCCGTTCGGCGATGGCGTATCTGGCGGAACAGGCAGTGGTCTATTCACGTCAGATCTGGTCAACTCATTCCATACGCTGCCGGCTATCGTTGGCTTCACCTACAATTCAGATGGCCAGTTGGTGCGTCCGGTCACACCGCAACAGACCGGAACTCAATCCGGCCCCGGCTTCGCCAAACTTGGGCGCCAGCACTATGCGGCCGCGCTGCTCTACGGCTGTGTCAACGGCTCGATCTCGTTTGGCACCGATTTCATCACGCTGGATCCGGCCAAGTTGTGGTTCGAGAACGATGTTCCGTATCCGGTCAACCAGCTCTGGAGCGGGATCTGGCGCGACCAGGTGGAATCGATCATCGACTTTGATGGCATGATTTCGTTCAGGGTCAGTCGCCCATTGCCGGCTTTCATCATGGCGGTCGGTGGATTCAACGCGAAGGCTGATGTTTGATGGCCCTCAGCAGCACCACATTCTCTGATATCGGCGGCGCGGTATCTGACATCTTCGCCGGTTTTGGCGCGCAGGCGCAAGGCGCTTTGCAGCGCCAGGGGCTCGACATCACCGCTGCCGGCACCGACATATCTGCCGAATCGACCCAGATCACGGCGCAGAGCCTGCGGACCAAGGCGCAGGGTGATATCGCGGAGGCTCAGAATTATGACCTTGCCGCCAACCTCGCCAAAGAAAACTCGGCCTACACCCAGCAGAGCACCCGCATCCAGCAGTTCCAGGAGGCGCGCAAGGAGACCCAGACCATAGGCGCGCAGAGGGCTGCGGTCGGCGGGGCCGGCTTTGCTGAGGGCGGCAGCGCCTTCTATCTGATGCGGGATTCGGCCAATCAGGGCGCGATGGCGCAGGGCGTGATTGGTCTTCAGGGTGCGATCACAGAGGCTGGATTTAACGAGCAGGCTCAGTCCTTTACCACTATGGCCGAGACCGGCCGCGCTACTGCGGCGAGCGAGCAGGACATCGCCAGTCAGACCGACACGATTTCCGGCCAGCAGCGTGACATCGCCAATCAGCAACGCGCGCTCGGCATCGCGACGCAGCAGGCCGCGGATGAGAAAGCTCAGGGCGATTTCTGGGGCGCGGCACTCAAAGGTGTGGCCGCCGTCGCGACGCTGTTTTAGGAGGATATGTGCCCAACATCCCCGAATTTGATGCAGGCTCTCTGGCGCTCCGGCCGAGCGAGACCGGCGTCGAGGCCAGGTCCGGCACCGCGCGCCGCATCGGGATGTTCTTCAATCAGAAGGCGGGTGCCGAGGAGACCCTGGCGCGCGAGACCGAGCGGATGGCCGGCCAGACCCAGCAATTGGGCCGTGAGACCTCGCAGCTCGGTGCCGAGAAGGGTGCCGCCATGGCCTCGATCGGCCGTGCCATCGGCAGTGGTGTTGAGGCCGCCGGAGATGCCGCGGTCAAGTATCTCGACCATGAGCAGATCAGCAAGGGATCGGCTGACTTCACAAAGCTGATGATGGACAAGACTCAGCAGTGGAACGACACCGTCAAGAATGCTGACCCGAACGATACCACGGTTGGTCCTAAATTTCTGGCCAGCCTCAACCAGGACTTAGAGGACTTCAAGACTAACGGCGGCTTCGTCACCGAGAACGGCCAGAAATGGGCCGAGGCGCATGTTGACGCGCTGCGCCAGCATATGGCGGAAAAGACGCAAGGCGATATGGCGTCTCTCGCCGGCGAGGCGGTGATAGTCAACCATCAGAAGACCATCAACCAGTTGTCCGCGACCGTTCACGGCGATCCCGCCTCGATCGACTTCGCGCTCGCCGCGCTGAAAAGCTCGAGCGAAGGCGTGATTGCGACCAGCCCGAATATGACCGGAACCGAGGCCGGCAAGGTCCGCATGGAGCTTCAGCAGAAGGGCGCCGAGGCGATCGTGAAGTCAGCCGCGATCGGCTATATTGAGAAGACCGGCAAGATGCCGGCATGGGCGACAGATCCGAAGTACGCATCATACGTCAACGGCCCTGAGCTGCAGATGTTGGAGAAGGCCGCAAAGGTGCAGGCCAAGTCCGACATGCTTGCCGACAAGCAGGCAAAACTTTTGCAGCGGCAGACGGATGACCTTCAGGTGCATGCCGCAGCCACCAAGACGCTATCCGACAATGTGACGATCAACCCGCAGACCAACGAGCCGATCATAAATCCTAAGTTCTTCAAGGATGCCTTGGATATCGCGCGCAAGAACCCTGATGCGCCGAGCGCCGCTGCCACTGCACGTACTATGCTGGACTGGGGCGAGTCACAACAGAACAAGGAACGCAAGGTTGCGACTGATGCAGCGACAGTTGCAGATATCGACGCGCGCATGTTCTCGACAGATAATCCGATCACCAAGATGGATATTCTAAGGGCGGAAGCCACCGGCAAGCTGACACGTAGCGATGGCGAGATCAGAGCCAAGATCATCGATCAGCGCGACAAGATGCCATCCGATCCGCAGTTCAAGCTGGCGATGGATGGTGCAAAGCAGTTGATAGAAGGGCGCACGGCAGGAGAGAAGCAACTGCAATCCGGGAAGTATGCCGCATTCATGCAGCAATTCCTTGGTGATTACCAAAGGCTGAAGGCGGAGGGAACATTACCACCGAATGCTCTATCTCTGCGCGATCCAAACTCACTGCTGAACAAATCCATGGAGGCATACAAGAGCCCTATGGCACAGGCGATTAGTGGTAATGGAGGCATCAGTGCGACGCCGTTCAGTGAACGCTTCACAGGCGAGCAATCATCTGGCGTCCAGCCGCCCGCAACTACGACGAAATACAACGCCGGCGATGTCGTCAATACGAGCGAGGGGCCGCGCCGGTTCAAGGGCGGCAACTTCCGCGACAAGAAAAACTGGGAGCCGGTTAGCTGATGGCCGACCCTTGGGATGAACCAGCCGTAGCCGCACCGATCGCTCCCGCCGTAGACCCGTGGGACACGCCGGCAGAGGCTACTGCACCGTCTGGCCCGCAAGGCGGCCTGATGCAGACAATCCCGCTTGGCATCGAGATGCTGGGCTCAGAGCAGGGGCGCTCCAAGCTATGGGAGGGAGTCAAGAAATTCCCGGCCGACTTTGCGCAGGGCATGATCGATTTTGTCAAGACGCCGGGCAATGCCTATGAGCAGGGATTGACGTCGGACGAACAGATCGAGTTCGGGCTTAACGCCGCGCTCGGGACCATCGGCACTGCCGCCAAGTTCAAGATGCCGCGCGCCGCGATCGAGGCCCTCACGCCGCATATGCAGGAGTTCGAGGCCGGCGTGGCGCATCCGGCGGCAGAAGCTACGACCGCGCAAGCGATCGCCGAGCATGAAGCCGCACCGATTCCAGAAGGCGAGGCGCCACCCGCAGTCCCGCCCGCGATCCAGAATATCATCGAGGCCAAGCAGTCCGGCATCATCGGACCTGATGTTCCGCCGCCGCCCGCTGAAACCCCCGCCGCAGCGGCACAGCGCGCGATCCCGGCCGCATCCAACCAAGGCGACAAGATCACGATGACGCCGGCCGGCGAGCCCATCGATGCATGGGCCGAGCGCTTCAACCGCTATGTCGACAAGACCGAGACGCCGGACGATTTCAAGACGCTGGTCAAGGACATGGCGTCGCAGAACAACAATTTCCCAGAGGCACGCGCCGGCAATGTTCCGCCCGAGCAGATCGCCAAGGTCGCGGAGGCGGCCGGGCTGGATTCGGCCGCGATCGACGGTGGCAAACTGCGCACGACGTTCCGCACCGACGATGAGATCAGGACCGTCACCACGCTCTTGAAGAAGCTCGGCGATGACGTGCAGAGTGCTGCCGAGGCGGTGCGCGCCGATGGCAATATCGATTTGAAGGCGGGACAAAAAGGAGCACCGGCTACAGAAGATTGGAAGACTGCAAATCTGAGAGAGTTACCTGATAGCGTCGCCAAGCTGATCGACGATCCAAACGTCAAGGCCACTCCTTCCGGGAATCTCATCAGGGTTGATCCTGAAACGGGTGAACGTCTCAGGTATTCAACAGGTGGTGTATTCAAGCCATCCGGTGAAGGCGATGTTAGCTTTGGCATCAACAAAACAATAAAGACGATAGCTGATGCGCAGGCGCATTTAGGCGAGGTGCCAGAGACGGGTCCGATAGACCCTAAAGTTGTGCAGGCTCAAAAGAATCTTGCCGCGCTGCAGGCAGCAATTATGAAGCGGGACTATGCGCTGGAGGCAACCCTGTCGCATACCGTGGCGCTTCGGGCCGAATGGGGCCGCGCCGGTAATGCGCTGCAGGAGATATTGCGGGCGCAGGACAGTCAAGCTGCACTTACAGACCTGCTTAACAGCAAGGGTCGGACACCGGAGGATCTTCAGGATCTTGCCCGCGGGCTGAATGGCCTCGACCGCGAGCAGGCCGCCAAGGTGCTGACCGGGATGCGCGGGCAGGCGCCGCATTGGTTCTACTGGATGTGGACGCAGGGGCTGATCTCTGGCCCGTTCACGCATGCAAAATACGTGCTGGCAAATGCGACCTATGCCGGAATGGAGCGTGGCGTCGTGACCCCCTTGGCCTCGATCATAGGCAAAGCGAAGGATCTGGCCGGTGTCGGCAGCACCGACAAGGTCTTCTTTGGCGAGACCGCGGCGGCCCATTATGGGACGATCGCCGCTATCCCAGACGCGATCAAGGCGGCATATCAAACTATCAAGACCGGCATGCGCGTGCCCCTGGAGAGCGAGAAGCAATTGCACGATATGGCGGTCGCTGCCGGCGAGAAGCCGTCCACAGCCCTATCGCGCGCGGTCGAACCGAACCTGCAACCACCCCGGCCGATCCCCGGCATCTGGGGCCGCATCCTCGGATCACCCGGCGACATCGCCTCGTCGATCCACGTTGCATTCAAGGTGCTAGGCGAGCGCGCTAACCTCGAAATGGCCGCCTATAACAAGGCGGCGGCCGAGGGGCTGAACCCGACCGGTTCGGATTTCTGGCAGCGCCGAGCCTATCACGCGCTCAATCCAACGGAGAAGGTGCTGAAGGACAGCGTCTATCAGGCCTATAAAGATACCTTCATGCAGGAGCTTGGCGAGCACGCCAAGAATTTTCAACAGCTGGTGAAGAAGGTGCCAGGCCTCAAATGGGTGATCCCGTTCACCCACATTCCGATCAACCTGATGAAGGCGACCTACGAATACACGCCATTCGCCGCGCTCGACAAGGACATGCGGGCGAACATCCTGGGCGAGAACGGCGGCCGGCAGCAGGATCTCGCCATCGCGCGCATGACGGTGGGATCGTCCGTCATGGCATATTTCACCAACGCCTACATGCAGGGCAAGGTGACCTCGAACTATCCTACCGACCAGAACGAGCGCAAGGACTGGGCGCTGCAGGGCAAGCCTGCCAACTCGATCCAGATTGGCGACCGCTGGGTGTCGTTCGAGCGGTTTGGGCCCGCCGGCGACCTCGCCCAGATCGGCGCTGCCATCGGCTCGATCGCACACCGCTTCGCCATCGACTGGGCCGCTCCTGACAAGGGCCTCGATGAGGCGATCAGCCATGCGATCTGGGCCACAACCAATGCCGCGGCTAACACCATCGGTAACGAGGTGGGGTTCCAGTCGCTCCGAAACTTCATGGATGCGATCGAGGACGAGAAGAAGGGCGGCAGCTTTGCCTCCTATCAGGCCACCTCGATGCTGCCATTCTCCTCGCTGCTGAGCCAGACCGCGAGCTTCGTAGACCCGCACATGCGGATCGCCAAGAGCATGGTGGCCGGGCTGGAAAACCGGATTCCGTCTCTGCGTGAGACGTTGCTGCCGAAGCGAGATCCTCTCTATGGCGAGCCGCTGGAGAATCCCGGCTATCACAATATCCTCCGGTCGCTACCGATTAACAATGATCCGGTCAAGCTCGAGCTCGAGCGGGTCAACCTGCATCCTACCGCGCCTCGCGATGTCATCGGCGGGGTGAAACTGACCCCGGAGCAATATGACCGCTACCAGGCCACGGCCGGGCCGCTAGTGCAGCGCGCTCTGACCTCGCTGGTCAACCATCAGGGCTGGCAGAGCATCCCGCTGGCGAACCGCGCGGACACGTTGCGGGCCACGATATCGGCAATGCGGCAGCAGGCCGCCACGGCAATCCAGATCAGCGACCCCAAACTGATTCAGCAGGGCCTGCAGCAGCGGCTCGACTATCTCTCGGGCAAGACCAACACCCCAAGACCCAAGCGGCCGCCGGAGATCGCGGCAGGTCAATAGGACACCGCCATGGCAACCAATCCAGCCGGCCAGAGCTGCAATAACTGCTCGTTCTATATTGGCAACAACTGCAAGGCCATAGTGCCCAGTCAGGCCGGGAGCGCGCCGATCTGGGCAAGTCCGCCGCCGGATGACTGGTGCAGGTTCTGGAACGTGTGGCCGCAGACTGGCACATCGCCAGCTCCAGCACCAGCACCGCCGTCCGTTCATTGGGGACAGGCAGCGCCAAGTGGTGGAGTCGACGGGGATTTCTGGGTTCAGTATACCTTCATTGACGTGCGCTCGCAGGGGGTGTTTTTCTTCCTCACTGGCGCAAGAACGATTTATTACGATACCATCACGATATTCCAGCGACAGAATGGCGGATGGCATCCGCTGGTGACTAACCCAGCCTGACGGTGTGTTGCCGGTAAAGGTCTGCCCAGCCCAAATCCGGGCATGCGCCAGATCCTTAAAACCCTCCTTTTCGCCGCGTTTTTGCTGCTTCCGGGAGCTGCATTTGGCGCCTGCGTTTTCCCGACAGACATCCCTGCCAACACGGTCATCGGCCGGCTTGGCATCGCTCCCGGCCCTTGTCAGGCCATCCCGTTCGCGACTCTATCCTCCAAGCTCACGTCAGCGGTCATCACGCTGAACTCAGGCAATGGACAGACGGCGCCAGGCGCGATGTCGGGCGGCGGTACCTTCTCGTTCGGCGCCACGACCGACACCCCGCAGTTTACCGGAATCGGGCTCGGTGGCACGGCCCCCGCGACCGGTCTCGAGATCTTCAATGCACCCATCGCGACGACCGGAAATGGGCAGGCAGTGTCCGGTGCGACCGCCCTCAACGGCGGCGTCTATGGCGGCCAGGGTTCGACCTATGACGTCGCGCTGATCAACAAGAGCGCCGCTGTCGCGCTCGGCGTGCCCACCGGGACGCAGAACGTAGTGCTGCAGGGCACCCTAACCGCCGCATCGCTCTCGACCGTCGGCACGATCGCTGGATCGCTCTGCGCGACATCGTCCGGCGTTGTGCTCTATGAGGCCGCCGTCAACTGCTTTGCGGTCTCCGGCATCACGGTGGTCTCAGGCAAGACGCTGACCATTGACAATACGCTGGAACTCGCCGGCACCGACAGCACCAAATTCACATTCCCATCGACGACCGGAACCGTCGAAACGTTGGAAGCCACTCAGACCGTCAGCGGTACCAAGACGTTCTCTGGCACGATGAACATCACCGGGACCGGCCAGATCAACGGCACCGCGTTCGGCACCTTCGCAACCCAGAACTCCGCTACTCCTCCCGCCATCGGCGGAACTACACCTGCTGCCGGCGCATTCTCCACGCTGACAGCGACGACGCCTGTTGCAGTAGCGAGCGGCGGAACAGGGCAGGGTACAGCCGCTCTGGCGCGTGGGCCAAGTGGTCTTGGCATCGAAAATCTTACCTCTCACGGAGACAGCAACTATGCTCTGGTCTCAACTGATCGTACGGTTGGAACAAGTGCTGCGTTCACAGCTCCGCGGACATGGACGATGGTTGCAGCATCAGCTGTAAATCCCGGCACGCGCATCCTGATACAGGATTTCAAGGGCTTTGTTTCCAACACCAATACGCTGACCATCGTCCGTAATGGCAGCGATACAATCAATGGCGGCACTGGTTCGCAGGTCATAAACAACGCGAACGGTGGCTTCCTGTTTGTCTCAGATGGCATCTCGAACTGGAGTGCACAGGCGCTTGGTGCGCAAGCCACATCCGGTGTCGCCAGCATCAACGGACAGACCGGAAATCCAAGCATCGTATCCGGCACCGCAATTTCCGTCAGCACGTCAGGTGGAAATATCTCGGTCGCAAATACCGGGGTCACGTCCTTGAATGGTCAGACCGGAGCAATTACGGTTCCGACCGGCGGCAACGTCAATAAATTCCGCAATGCATCGATGGATATATTCCAACGCGGAACATCAGGACTTGCGACAGCTTCAGTTCTAGCGAAACCATGTGTTTCGACGGCAGATGGATGGTGCGTCGTACAAACAGGCGCTCAGTTTACATGCTCCCAAGGAACACAGGTCAATAACGGGGCTGCTCATTATATTGGGTGCGTAGGTGGTACCAGTAATACAGACACTCTATTCTCCCAACGGATTGAAAGCTCTGTGGCCGCTCCTCTGGCCGGTGCCACGATAACTATCCAATTCTACTACAATCAAAACACCGGATCATCCGTTGCACCAAAGGTGTCTACCTGCTTTGCCAGCGCTACAGATAATTTTACCACATGCACAGCAGATCTAGCGGCAACGACTCTCACTTCGTGCGCGACTACTGTCTGGTGTCAGGAAGCATATACATTCGCAGCTTCAGCCAGCGCTTCGCAGGGATATCAAGTTACAATCGACTGCAATACGGCTCTCACGGCGGGTCAGTCGTGCCTGATGACTGCTGCAGATATTAGGGTAACATCAGGAGTTGCCACTGGAATAAATTCAAGTCCGCCCCCTATAGAGCTGAAGTCAATCGCAGCATCGACTGCAGAATGCCAAAGATATTTTGAAGTCATTTCAGCGGCCAGTGCCGGAGGGATTGGCGTTGGTATTGCTCAGGCTGCATCGACGAGCCGAGCTGTTTTGGCGATCAACTGGAAGACGATGAAGCGTATCGCTCCAACCGTCACATTGAGCGCAACTTCCGACTGGTCTTATTACAATACAGCCATCAGCGGCTATGTGGTCTGGTCAACATTCACAACGACAACGACAGAATGGGGAGGTGTGCTTGATGTAACAACAACGACGGCCGGCCTTGGCGCGGCCGGTAGCGCGACGATCGCTACCCCAAATGCCGCGACAACTAGTGCGAGAATGTTCATCAATTCAGAATTATGACTTGGAACAATAAATGATCCTATCTCGTCGCAAGCTTATCGTAGGCGCTGCAGCGACTTTGGCAAGCCCATACATTCTTAATCCGGCTTTCGCCACGATGACTCCTCCGGCTCATTACAATCCGGTTGATTTCGGGCCGCTTGGCGGTTCTGACGATACGCCAGCAATTCAGGGCGCCATCGACGCGATGCGTACATATTCCCCATCTGCTGGTGTGGTCGAGCTTAATGGAGGAAATTACCGGGTCGGAGCGATCGATTTCACTGGGATCAATCGCAGCACGTTCATCGGTAACAATGCATGGCTTTACGGATGCAATCAAACGGTGGCTGCGCCAGTTTTCGACATGACGTCATGCAACGGAAACAAGATCAGCGGTATAACTCCGATCGGCCAACAATTTCAGGCGGCTGCTCGCCCCGCAATAAACCCACTATGCGCAATCCTTCTCGCAGCAGGTCCAAGCAACAACGACTGCAATGCAAACTACTTCGAAGGATGCGGTTCAGCCGGATGGTTCAAATCAGGAGCGTTGTCAATCATAGGTGGTTCCGACAACGAGTTCAGAAGTTCACGCTTCCAGAATTGGGACCCAATATCTCCTGCACTGACATTGAGCACCAATCCGGATTGGTGGGTGACTTCAATTTTCAAGCCAGTCACATCTGGGGGCGGCAACATCGGTGAAAATCTATTCGATGGATGCGAATTTCATGGTGCGTTTCTGGAACCGGCACCCAATTGCTGGACCATATATATGCGCAACGCCACAAGTGTAGTGTTCAATGCCGGCAACTGCGCTGCATCAGGAATAGCAACCGGTCCAGCACGCGGACACTTCCTTTTCCAGGGTCAGAATTCGAACATCACCATCACCGGAACGCAATTCTATTCTGACAGCGGCGCACAAGCATATTGCATCTTTGAATGCGCCGGCAGCGATTCAGTACATGACCTTTGCTTGGTTAATCCTCTGATCTACCCCGGGGCGGGTGCCAACCTGCTTATCGGGAGCATGACTTCAAACTTTCCGGGATACCGGAGACTTTAATCACCGTCGTAAGCCAAAACACCAAATTATTAGGATTCTGCGGCGAAGACGATGTTTCAGCACGTACCACAAGACCTTTATCATATGCCGCCGCCTAGCTCATGATGATACATCATCTTACTCTAACAACCTGACGTCGTAAAGCCATGACGGTGTGTTGCCGGGACTCGGTGCGCTGGCAATTGTCTCCGGGAAACCGGGGATTTCGCCATGCTTCGCAGCTCTCAGGCCGCCATTGATCTGATCGTAGCCGAAGAGGTCTCGTCCAAGGCCTACTATCAGGCGAAGTATCAGCATCCGGATTGGCCTGGTGGGGCGTCCGGCGTCACGATCGGCATTGGCTACGATTGCGGCTACTCGACCCCCACCGTCATCCAGGCCGATTGGGGCGACAAGCTACCAATGGCCATGGTGGCCGCGTTGGAGAGCGTTGCCGGAATCAATGGATCTGCGGCCCATTCGCACGCCAACGAACTGCATAGCACCGTTACGGTACCATGGGACGCCGCGATGGCTGTGTTCATGCAGCGGGACATGCCGAAGTGGGAGGCAATCATCGAGAAGGCGCTCCCGAATACCGATCTCCTTACCCCTGACAGCTTCGGTGCGCTGGTCAGCCTCGCCTACAACCGCGGCGCATCGTTCTCGAATGTCGGGGATCGCTACCGGGAAATGCGCGATATCCGCGACCACATGGCGCGCCACGAGTTTGCCGAGATCCCCGACGACTTCCGAGCCATGAAGCGGCTGTGGCCCAATGTCAGAGGCCTGCGCGATCGTCGCGACCACGAAGCGGCCCTGTTCCAGAAGGGAATGAGCACATGAGATTCTGGTTCGCCGCCGCCCTTTGTACCGCGATCCTCATCATCTGCGTTTGGGGCCTTTACGTCGCCTCGCATCTCAACTCCCTCGCATCACTCTGGAGATAGAAATGAACTCTCTGAAAGAAGTCACCTTGCTGCAGTGGGTCGGCGTTATCATCCTGTTCAACACGACGCTGCTCGGCGGCGCATCTCAGTTGGGCGATCTTTCCCTGAGCGTCGTCGCGGTCAAGGCAATCCTGGCGTGCGCCACACTGGGCAATGGCTTCCTAGGCGGTCTCGTCATGATGTTTGGCGGATCAGGCACGCAGATCAGCAACGTTGTGGCCATGGGCGCCAAGATCAGGGCCAGCGCTGACGCAACACCAGCGCTTGCGAAGGCCGCTATTGACCCGGCGCAACCGAATGTCGGGGCGGAATCTCCTGAGGTTCGCGTGACGCTCCAGACCGTAGCGAAGAGCGCCTGACATGAAATGGATCATCCGTCTCCTGTTCGTCGCCTTTGTGGTGTCCTTCTTTCCGGTCGCTCCTGCGGGAGCGCAGACGCGGCTGAAGCTTCCGATCGATCCGCTTGGCCTGAATGCAAGGCCAGTAGCAACGTCTCAGGATCCGCTAGAAAGCATCATCGGCGCGCTTGACGCGAAACTGCTGGACGACCTGAAATATGCCAAGTTGATGGCTGATGCCTCGGGATCAAAGGTCACCGCCCCATGCTACGGGGCGTGGATCGACCTGATCAATGTCCGTCAGAAGGCCGTCAACGGCCCTGATGGCCAGCCGCTACCCGTTCCTGATCCCGCAGTCATCACCAAGTTCGAGCGCATCGTCGAGCTGCGCAATGCCCTGCAGCCGGATTCTCCCTTCATGATCGCGTGCTCGCCGGTCGCCAGCATGGTCAAAAAGGACATCGTCGGATTCATCGGCATCGTGATCTCTGGCGGTGCAGGCCTCGCCACCCTGGTACCGGGTCTATGACTTCGCAATGGATCACAGCCATCTGCGCGGTGATCGGAGTGGTGTTCGGTATCCCTGCCGCCTGTATCCACGTCTACCGGATATGCCAGATCGAGAAGAACACAAGGAAGCCTGAGCGATGATCTACATCCGCCTCGTCTGTCATGACGACCCGCTTTCATGGGCAATTCTCAAGAACACCGGCGGTGTAGTCGCACACGCCGAGGGAGTGATGAAGGGTGGCACGGTGATCGGCGCGTTCGCGGAGGGCGGTGTTCAGGAGCGCCCGCTGAACTACGATGGCGGAAAGTTTGTCACGGAAATCATATTTGAGCTGCCGGCCGATGACGAGATGAGCGCGGCATTTGAGCACTATCTCCGTTCCCCTAAAGTAATGCATGAACCCTATGACTATCCCGGCATTGCTAACTTCGTGCATTTCGGGATCGACATGCACGCCGGGCACCACGTCTTTTGCTCGGACTTGATTCATCTGGATTTGCGTGGAATTGGATGCGACAAAGATGCACCCAGATGGTGGCCGCGCCCGATGCCGATTCCTGGGCACTACGTGACGCCGCTGATCCTGCATCAGGAGTTGCTGGCCGACCAGCGCACGCGCATCGTCACGCGGGACGACCCGGCATTCCTCGCTCACATTGCGCAGGGGCAGAATGCTGCATGACGTTCCCGTATTCAGCCTGATATTTTTGCTCTGCGGGCTTCTCGGTGGGATTGCTCGTATTTTCTTCGATCGCAAGATCAAGCCGCGCCAGTCGGTAGGCTACATCGTGGTCGGCGCAATCGCAGGGAACTTTTTCGTTAAGCCGATATTCATCATTGTGAGCTATTCAGCTCTTGCCCTGACCAAGATTGGTCCGCAATTATTGGACGTGGTGAACCAATTTCCACCTGAAGTTATTGCCCTCGTCGCCGGCATGGGAGGGATAGAATATTGCCGCTTTATCAATTGGTTTTTTCAGAAGAAACTGAAGCAGTTCGAAAGAACCAAAAATGAATGATATGGTCCTATACGTGTACGCGATCTCGGCCGGTATCGAGATGGTAGTGCTTGAGGTCGTCATACGACAGGTTGATTTCTCGATCGTACGACGTGATCGTGACTGGGTATCATGGACACGCAGGGGGGTCTTTGCAATTGGGCAACTATATCTATTCCTCACCGCGGTGCGAGCGTTGCTCTCGTTCTGGCATCCATCGTGGGATGTCGTCGGCCTCATCTGGGCCGGAGTCCTCATCCTTGGCGTGAACATCGTATCGCTCTACCACCAGACACCATTGAACGGAAACGGCAATGGTTATTGGAGCCACGTCGCGCAGTCTATGGTTCCAATTCGGTGGTTATCCGCGCGCTTCCGACGGCGGTTATAGCTTATTAGCGCGAAGCCTCCCAGATGAAAGACATGTCGGCGGCATTGCGCCATGTCTCCAGATGAATTGGCTTCTGGTCATAAAGATCATAGTCGTGAATTTCGATCTTGCCGCCGGCTGCGAGGACCAGCATGGCAACCAAGTTCTCCGCAGCCTCAGTCCGACGTTTCAATGATTCTATGACGCTGAGAGCGCGTTGCGTGCTCTCAGCCATGTCGGCAGAGTAGGTATCCATTGTAACGTAGTCGAAGTTTTCACGCATCTTTCGCTATCTCACCGTTAATGCTGCTCTGCCGATGCCGCCCACAAAGGATCTACGACCGCAGTACCATCGTGTCGACCGGCTTCAAGAATTCGTCCGCAATCCTTGCAGGAAATAACGCCCTGATCGACTACGAGATCGACGGCATTGCAGCTCGGGCAATGGCGTTGGTTTTCTTTGCTTTTGGTCATCGTTACCGCCAACCCTTCCGCCGCCGCGTGCTGCGCTCGGTGTCAATCATGACGTTCGGCTTCGGTCCTAGCCCATCCTGCCATAACCGCAATTCGGTCTCCAGGCTCGCCATGCGATCATAACAAGCCCGCTTCTCAGGTGACAGGGATTTGATGACGGTCACCTTCATCGGGTGGTCGCTCGGTATTCCGAGATAGGCAGCAAGCTGATCGTCGTCCATGTCGGTTACCTGTGTGTGATGTTAAAGAACAATAATCTTTCCGTCTCGGATGTCGTGCAGAACGGCTGACACGGCCATGTCGATGACGCGCTTTTCTTGCCAAGTGAGAGGGTCGTCTGACCAATTTGTTCGCTCTATCGAGACAATTACCAGCGCTGCAATTTCGGAGTTCTGCTTTAGCTGTTCATGGGACTGCTGCATTTCAATCCTGCTTTATCTGCTGAATAATGCTGTCATCGAAGTGGCATGCGTGGTCGCACGGATATCTCGTATCATCCATGCGTGGCGACCCATCACCATGATATTCGTATAGCTCATGGCCCCATAGCCAGCCCTCGCCTCCGCACTTCGGACAAAACCTGTTCTTTAGCCAATCCATCGTTAACTACCTATTAAAGCGGATTTGGCTTTTCGTTGTTCCAGCCGAATGGCGGCTCTCCAAGAGGGCATTTGTCCGAGTGATGTCGCACGTTGAAGAACGTGACGCCGTGCGGCAGATTTCGCGGGTTGCCGGATCGGAGGTAAGCCAGCATGTTGACAAGCCACGCCTGTTCCTGCGCTTTTGAATTCGGGTAGTGGTCATGGTTGATCTCAAGCATCGTTCGATTGCTCATGCTATTCTCCCTGACGACGCGTTAAGACTGTTTTTGCTGCTGACGCTCGGTCTTCAGTCTCTCATACTCTGCTGCCGCTTCTTCTGCTGTCGAAACATTTCGACTGTATTTGAATCGATCGGCGCCGAGGCTAATGCGAGCATAGTAGGGCTTGCGCCAGTGTTGCGGACTGCAACGCTTTCTGATCCCGGTGAATCCGTGCTTGTTCATGCGAACTCCATCGTCAATTGAGTAGGCTTGACCCTGATCCGTTCGATGAATGCCTTGGCCTCTCTCCAATCATTCGCGTTACGACCTTGCCGCCGAGCTGCAAAAGACCACGCCATCGAATCCGCTGAGTGCAGGCAGTCTTGAACGACATAGGAACTCAGGGCCGTAGTCTTGAGCCCAAAGCCGTGCAGCAGCAAATCAGGACGAGCGCGTTTGATGGCTGTCAAAATCTGCTCAATCTGCCCGATGTCGGTATTTCGCTTGCAGATAGATCCCACGCCAACATAGGCGCCGAACTTCAGCCGATGGCCGTACATCTCGATATGGCGCAGGTAATCCGAGACGGTGTAACCCTGAAGAACCGGCATCACATAGACACGCGGATCTACGAGAGCGACCAGCGCATCATAGCGCTCGATCGTGAGACGTTGGTGTTCTTCGACCGTCAATCCAGTCTTGGCGAGAATGAACGGCTCGCACATGTAATCCTGGGCAACCGCAGCAATGAGAGTTGGGTCATCGGCCCATCGGTTGATCTCCGCGGCGTACTCAGCTATCGATGAGCGGTAATGGCCATGCGTGGCGATCTCGGTAAACGCGCCACTGTCCATGATCCATGCGCCGGCGCCGATAGCCTTTTTGCGACCGCGGATGCGGTTCACGCTCACGAAAGCATGGTCAAAATGCTTCGCATCGCTGGGCTGATGGAGGCCGACGTAGAACATCACTCGATGCTTTCCTTAACCCGAGGTTAGAGGTATTTCGATCGCCTCGAATCCCCAAGCTTCACAGACTGGGATAGTCATGGCGACAGCGTTGGCTTCGCTTTCAGTTCCAAACTCCAAAACGTCATCATAGTTGTCGTTGTGGATGACGACGAGCTTTTGACTGCGTGGATTCCTGGTGACGATGATCCAGCCCATATGCATTACCCGATGGTTAGCGATGATTGATCCGGTTGAAGCTTGCCAGCCGCAGCTGTTTGCCGAAGTTCTGATCAAACTCCTGAATTTCGTTCAGGATGGTGGCCCTGTCATTGGCCGCTTCGTTGGCGTCGGAAAGCATTGCCTCAAGCAGCAGCTTGAGAGGGGACGAAGGATCAAGGCTGCGGCAGATCTGCCTAGCCGCAGCGCCCGCGCTGACGCCTTCGCGCCATTCATGTTCCACCAGATCGTTGATTGCATTTGTCATCACGCAACCCTCCCGCCTAGGGCAAAGCCGATCAGTGAGATACACACGCAAAGTAGCGCGCCGAGTATCCCAAAATTGAACATCAACCCGGCAACCATGTTCAGCATCGTCGTTTTCCCTTTCGTTCGGTCTCAGGACAGTCGATCATTTCACGTCATCCGGGTTCAACGCCAGCTTGATGCAAAGTCGTAGTAGCTTAGCTACTGGTTCAGGCACTGGATATTCGCCCAGCGCGTATCCCTGGGACGTTCTGCGGCCGATGCCCAGCCAATCCCCCGCGCGCTCCTGGGATAACTCCAGCGCCTTTAGGGCGGCTTTGTATTGGGTGGGCGTCATATGAATTTTTTTCCCTTACACAGAGTGCACGTCTCAGCAGGAAGGCAATCTATCCAGCCCACACCCTTGCATTGAGGGCACATGCCATCCTGTTTCCGAATAACTTCATGAGCGCGTCGAAACGCTCCCAACTTTGGCATTTGGCTTGGTTGCCCAGAGAAATAAAATTCGTCGTGGTCCCAACCAGGTCTTTCCGTTGCGATGTACTCAGCATAATCGGCAAATGGCTTTAGAGCATCCCGAAGCCTTTCCGTCTCAATTTTTGCGACCATCTCATTAGCGTAATGAGCGCGGATCAAATTACGCAACCGAGCATCATCAGACTTTGGGCAAGCTTTGCCAGCCCAATGAAGTGCCAATAGTTCCTCGTTGGTGCGGTTGCTCATCGAAGCACCACGCGAGAGGCCAGAGCGCGGGGTGTCTTGGTGGGCCGCCAAGTGGGTTGGATCTCGCGAACCATCTTGAGTTCGGCAACGATCATCCAGATCGGCTCACCAGCGGCATAAGCGCGATCGATGCGAGCGGCATTGGCCTTCATGAACTCAATCGGCAAGCCTGCGTCATCCTGCACTGTGCGGGCGTAGACGCCGGGGGAAACTTGCTGGTTGCTTGCGATGATGGTCATTTTGCTTGGCTCCGCTTCGGTAGGCACACCATACGCTGTTTCCGCGTATACGCAACTGCCGCGTAATCACGAAATGTTACAAGCTTTCCTTAAGTGGTGTACAACGAATCTAGTTCGCGCTGTGCTTGGTCGAGCAATTGAAGCACGCGGATATGTGCAGCGAATTGCTCTGGCGTTCCTTCGTGCTTGATCTTCCACATCCCCGCCGCGTACCGCTTCCATGCAAACCGAATTGGGGACAGCCTTAGTAACCTGAGACTGTCCCCTTTCGGGAGCCCTTGCGTAGCGTGAGAGCCCCGTGGATTGCGCGAGATCAGTCTGTCACGCAAACCATTTTGACGACGGATGGCCTCCGCCGCCAACACATCAGGCCATTGAGCCGTCAGCGTCCCTACAGCCCGCTTTGCAACGCCACGGGCAAAATATCTATCGCGAGGAATTTTGTGATGATCGCAAGTATTAAGGACGGCTCCGGCGATGGCACGGAGCATCCTATACTGCGATGGGGTGGCGCGATTCCAGAGAGTAGCCATCACTTGCCTTCTGCGGTCTTTAACTCTGGATTTACCGGCTCAGGTCGGCGAGCATGCGCGTAGTATGTCGGCACCGACTCGGCCGAAATCTCAACCTGCGTTATTTCGTCTTCGCCAAGCTTGCGGACCTCGACCTCGGCTCCCCCATCTTGGATGATGGAATATTCACCGTCGCTGTCGTAGCGTTCGCAGAATCTGCTTGCCGCGTCCTCGGCATCTCTGGCGTGGACCTCTGTCCAGTCATTTTCCCATTTTGTTTCGAGTATTCTGGCCTCCCAAATCGGAGGGCACGAATGGGCGCCATACCTACCGGCAAGCTCTCCCGTCCATCCCCATTCACCGCAACTCTTGCAGCGCACATAATCGCTCATTCGAAATCCTTTCGGTAAGCAGAAGTTAACTCTGAAATTACCTCCGCGAGCTTTTGAGCCGCCCACTGGACCGGGTAATCGTCGCGCATGTCTTCGTCGTCCTCGATGTGCGTTATATCTGAGTCGCCGAGCGCGTCGTCTAGCGCTGAGTGGATGCCGCGGAGCCGATCGACCAAATGCAGTTGAATGGTCATTTCGAGTTTCTTTCTTCGTCAGTTAACGCCGTCCGGATATCGTCGAAGACCCTTTGCGTAACCGGGCCGATTCTTACTTCATCACGGCTATATTTCTCGCCATTCACGAAAGGCACGAAATCTCCGGAGTCAAACCAGCGCAACGCCACCTCCAGTGCCTTCCTGGCGCTCGCCAGTTGGCCCTCCGCGCGCATAGCTTTACCGACCTGTGCAGCGGCCTCGTCGAAAAACTCAGATGTGCGCTTCTCGGCCGCATGCAATTGCGCCCGTAGCTCCACGGCCTCGATCGCGCGTTCGTCGGCGAGTTTCAGCGCGGCTGTCTTCGCCGCGCGGAGGCGCGCGATCTCGTCGGCGGCCTCTCTCATAAGTTTGCCGACGACAGTCGATGACATCGTGTCTTCGCCATAACCGGCAGGCCAGATCCGCAGTCGCTCAGTCAGGTCGCTCACGTCGTTCTCCTTAAGGCTTCATAAAGCTGCATCTGCGATCGCATCCATCGTCTTGCGGTTCGATGCTCGCAGCTTGATGGCCTCGGCGATATCGCGGCAGGCTCGGTCGTAACTCCTCCAATAATAAGTGTATTCCCCCACATGCTCCAGCGCGATCTCGGCGCATTCCGCGAAGATAGCTTCACCCGGTTGAGCCGGAAGATGGGCCTTGATAATTCGATCAAGATTCATTGCGTCGCGGCATTTTGGGCATCCCAATTTGCCGAAATTCAAAACATGCTCTTGACAAAATCCGATCGGATCACCCGTGCCTAATGCCGGATCACTCTGGGGCATACGCTCACCGGAGTTGTGAGGCGCTAGTGATGGCGCGGGTGAACTTCGGAGATGATCGAAAAACTCGACCTCTGCCTTTGAAATTTCGGCGTCTTGCGCATGAGCCCGAGCAATTTGGCTGTCGACCAACTCTTGCTCGATCGGCGCGGGTGAACTCGGGAGGGCGGCAAGGTAGAGCGGGCGGATGTTCCGCGTCCAGCTATTCTTCGATGGTTCAGCGTCTGTATAACGCTGTGACCAAGCATTTTCACCGCACCAAGTTTCGTACAGCCATGCGACCGGATCTCCCTGAGCGGAGAGGGCGAGGATCTTGTCAGCTCGCATAAGCGCATAATCGAGGCTACGAACGGCTTGTTCCGACGCATTATGCCTACCGTGCATCTTGACGGTATCGAACGCATGTTCGTCGATAATCCGCGCGATCTCTTCCCGGCTCATGGCTTGTCTCTCTCTATCGGGGCATTAAAGCTAATCAAGATTGTCTGCATCCGGTCGCTGAACTACAGTGATGGTCTTGTCCCCAGCCACGACAACTAACGTCCCACCGTTTTCGATTACGTCTTGCAAGGCCCCGCGCACGACATCGAGAGAGAGGCTGTATGGCCTTTTTGTAGTATTTGTTCCGGACGACGTTTCCCGCGTCATAGACTTCATGCGGGCAACATCAAATTCAAACTGTAAAACAGCTCCTCTAGAAGCTTTTGAGTCGGCCATATGCTTTAATTCCCAATTAGCGATTGTTGATCGGCCTGCGCCGCTGTCGGCTTATGCCTGCGATCTAGCGCGGCCTTGAGCGTCGGCTTATGTTCCTTCGGAATTGTCTTCCAGCATTCGGCCAGCGTGGCGCTGCCTGCTCTCGCAGCTAGATCGAGAGCGATGTCGCATTCTGCGAGCGTCGGAGCATCATCAGCGGGCCCGGCCGTGGGGCTGTGGGTTGAGGCCGGGCCCGCGTCAGATTCCGTCGCTCGGGTTCCAGCCTGCGACGAAAAGGAATCTCCTCGCGCCCACCGCGCGAACGCCGCGCCCGTCTGCGGGTTGAGCGCGGCGCCATCCTTGATATACGGCGCGAGGTAGTTCGGAAGTTTGAGCACAAAATCCTCGCCGATCTTGTCGGACTTCCACATCGGCACGCCATCGGCGCGCGGTGGCAGCAGGCACGCCAGATCCAAGGTGTGGACGATCTCAAGCGGCGCGATGGGCTGCCAGCCGATGTTGATGATCTTGTCCTGCTTGTTCTTGGCTTCCGGGTTCTGCTTGGTCTTCTCGCGCGCCCGGAACGTGAAAATCAGCGGCACCTTGATCTTGAGGATGCCGGAAATCAGTTTCTTGCGGGCGGCCTTCGGCCTCGACCACGCTGCCCACTCATTACCGCCGAAGTTCTTGACCTCGGCGTCATGCCATTCAAGATACATCTCATGCTCGTCCA